CAAAGGAATTATCACCTGTTAATAGAATTCAATTCAGGGAAAAGGTTTCCGTTAACAAATTAGGTCAAGCAATTGATCGTTGGTATATTCACGGTATTAGTATTTTGGACTACATGGAAGTTTATAAGACATTCTCAATGGGTGATCGTGAAAGCTATGGTTTAAATTACATTGGCGAATATGAATTAGGTGAAGGGAAAATTGCAGTTGGTAGTTATTCGCTTTCTCGCCTTGCTGATGAGGATTGGATGAAGTTTGTTGACTATAACATTCAGGACGTTCGTATTTTAATCAAGCTGGAGGAAAAATTAAAGTATCTTAGACTCATTCGCAACCTTTCTTATAGGGGATTTGTACCGTTTACAAAGGCACTGGCAAAGGTTTCCGTCATTACTGGTGCAGTTGCGCACCAAGCAATGAGAGATGGCTATATAATTCCAACATTTAAAGACGAAAGAGAGAAAAAATCCTTCGCTGGTGGCTATGTTTACGAACCAGTGCCTGGCTTATACGACGATCTAGTCACATATGATGCAAATAGTCTTTATCCAAATACAATTATTACTTTAAATATCTCACCAGAGACAAAGATTGGTAAAATTTCAAAGTTTGAAGATGGAAAGTTCGAAGTAATGTTTTCAAACGACAAAAAAATGTCATTTACAGCTGATAATTTTAAAAAATTTATCACCGAACAACAACTTTCAATTACAAAGGCAAATATTTTATACACACAAAAAGTAAAAGGCGTTGTTCCAAAGTTGATTGATAAACTTTACAACGAAAGAATTGCAGCAAAGAATAAAATGTTGGAAGCAGAAAAGAAATTAGCTAAGACAAAGGATGAAAACGAAAAGAGAATTCTTGAGGAAGAAGCTAATGACAATTATACACTTCAAAACGTGTATAAAACTCTTCTTAATTCTATTTATGGGGTCTTTTCTAACATCTATTCTCCACTTTTTGATATCGAACATGCAGAAAGTGTTACGTTAACAGGACAAGCAGTCGTTAAAAACGGAGCAAGAATAGTTCATGAGTATGCAGTTAGTAAGGGATTTGATGGAGATCTTCATGATATTTGTGTTTATTCCGATACAGATAGCGTATACTTCAGTTTTAGAAAATTATTTGACAAGATGGGTATCATTTTGGGGAAAAATAACGAAATCACACCTGAAGCATCCGAAACTATTAAAGATATTGGAAAATACCTTAATGAAAAAATTAATGAGTGGGCTAAAATCGAATTAAAGACAATTGATCCAAGATATTTTTTCAAGAGAGAAAAAATATGCGATGCCGCTTTGCTTCAGGCAAAAAAATATTACATTCTTCATATCTTGGATAGCGAAGGTGTACCAACTAATGAATTTTTGTATAAAGGAATTGAGGTTGCCACTTCAAAAATTTCAAAAGAAATTAAAGAATTGATCAAATCTATTGTTGAATCTGCGATTCTCTCTAAAGATAGAAAGAAAGCTAATCAGCTTTTTCAAAATGGATACGAACAATTCTGTAGTCTTCCTGTTGACGCAATTGCAATTAGAAAAAAGGTAAACAAGTTAAAGGAATATCAAGATAAAGTTAAAGATGATCAAATTGCCAAGGGTACTCAAGGTCATACTAAGGCTGCTATATATTTTAATACTCTACTCAAGAAGTTAAACCTTGAAAATAAATATCATCCAATCCAAACTGGGTCTAAAATAAAGGTTTTTTATTGTAAGAAAAATAAATTTGGTTATGATGCATTTGCATTTGCCGATGAATTGCCGACAGAAATTCAAGCTTATATTAAACCCGATTACAAGATGATGTTTGAGAAAACAGTCATGCCTGTTGTAACCAGAATCTTTAACATTATTGGTTGGCCCACACCGGAAATTGGTTGCGAGGAGTATAACGATTTAATTTCTTTATTTTCATGAAAACAAAACTAGTATCAATAACTAAACCCGAAATAGAAGGCTTAACGACAGCAGAAGATTTAATTTCTTACTGCGCAAGAGTTTCTAATCCATCTAATCAGATGAATACCGAAACCGCACCAAAGCTGCTTGCTTATTTAATCAAGCACAAACACTGGTCGCCTATGGAGATGGCAAGTATGACAATAGAAATTAAAACATCTCGTGCAATTGCTGCACAGATTTTACGTCATCGTAGTTTTTCTTTTCAAGAATTTTCCCAAAGATATTCGACAGCAACTGAACTTGAAGATATTGAGTGGAGATTACAAGGTAAAACAAATCGTCAAGTTGGTGATGAAATAGTAGAACTTCCAGTTAATCTACGAGACGAATTATGTTTAGTGCAAAATAAATGCGAAGAGCTTTATCATGAATTAATTGATCAAGGCGTTGCAAAAGAATGTGCTCGTATGGTTTTACCTCTTAATACTTCTACTACGATTTATATGAGTGGTACTATTCGTAGCTGGATTCACTATATTGATATTAGAGCAAAAGAAGATACTCAAAAAGAACATCGTGAAATTGCATATGCAATTAAAGATATTTTTAAAGATCAATTTCCTAATGTTTCAGAAGCATTAGGATGGTCTTGAATTAAAGAAATCTTTAAAACTTTCGCCTCTTAATTTTCTTTTAATGTTTTCAAAGGCTTTCAACCCATCTTCATAAGATAGATATTCTTCCGGTTTATTTTTTTCTTGATCAGCGATATCTTGTAAATGTTTATTTGCTATATTTGCAGGTAAATCATTTATAATCTTATTAAAAAAATTAAACATTTCAGTTTCAGCGTCTTTTTCAGTTAAAAAATCATATCCTGATACGTGAATTTTATCTTTATCAGTATATTTTATTTTATATTCAACTTTATAAGCAATAAAATTTTTTGATTCGTAGTTTTCACCATCAAAACTTTTTATTTCTTTATTATCAAACGATGGCGGATTATAAGAAATCAAATCTCTATAAATTTTTTCATATTTTTTCATTATCTTATATTTATCTACTTGCAATACTTAAAAAATGTGTTAAATTTATTATATGTCAAATACAACATCACTAACCGTAATATTAGATTCCGTAGGTCGCACCATTCTTGGTGAGACTGTAACATCAACCGACACAACTAAGATCTCAATTAAGAATCCAGTTGTTCTCCATGTCATTCCTGCTGATAATCAGGGTAAGATGTCAGTTCAGCTTCTTCCGCTTTTCTTCAGAGAATTCCTCGGAGACAAGACGGGTGACGTAACGGTAAACTACGATGTCAATCGTGTTAGCACAACCGATATCGATGCTCTCGACTTTAGACTTCAGGCTCAATATGCCCAGATGTTTAATAAGACCAATACGTTTGCTGCCCCAGCACAGGCTCCAACTGGTGGAACAAATCAAAGCGTAATCAATTTATTTGACGAGTAAACTGCGATAAAAAATAACTCGCTAAAAATCCCAGATTGTCTTTGACTTTCTGGGATTTTTTGTTATTATATATCATATGGCTAAAAAGAAAAACGAAGAAACAGAAGAAGTTAATGTTGGAAGCATCGAAGATGCATTTAATGTATTATCAGATCTAAATCCAGAAGCTGCTTTTCTTGATGATAACAGTCTATCTAGTGTAAATGATTGGATTGATACTGGATCGTATGCACTAAATGCGATTATATCGGGTTCTCTTTATGGGGGAATCCCAATGGGTAGACTTACTGGATTTGTAGGACCTGAATCATGCGGCAAAACCTTAATGGTTAACAAGATTATGGCTAATGCACAAAATAAAAAGGGTATGCACATTGCATATTTTGATACCGAAGGTGCATTGGATGAAAACACCGCCAAGAGACTTGGTTGCGATACATCAAAGATCAAACATGTTCCTAGTGAAGTTACCGAAGATTGTAGAAATCAAATTGTAAAGTTTCTTGATATTGTTATTGAGAAGGGATTGCAAGGAAAGGTTCTTCTCGCAATTGATTCACTGGGTAATTTGATCACTGCACAGGAAAAAAAGAAGATTCAAGAAGGTTCTGATACGCCTGATATGGGTAATCGTGCAAAGGCTCTTAAATCAATGATGAGAGCAATTACACATTCAGCAGCAAAGGCAAATTGCCCTGTTGTTTTTACTAATCATATCTATGATGACCCATCTCAGCTTCATCCAACAGCAATTAAGAAGCAAGCTGGTGGCTCAGGACCTCTTTACATGGCTTCTGTAATCGTTCAGATGGCAAAGAAGGCAGAAAGAGCAGAAGATAGTAAGAATAAAGATTCAAATACCGAAACTACTCTTCTTTCAAAGGGTATTAACGGCTTAACATTAAGAGCATTGACAACAAAAAATCGTTTTGTTACGCCATTTCTTGAAATTGAAATGTATTTGAACTTTAGAACTGGTTTGAACAAGTATTCTGGTCTTCTTGAAATGGCAGAAGGCTATGGTGTGCTTGAAAAAGCAGGTCATAGATACGTTTTTAACGGTGAAACGCTTGGTTTCTTCAAGGATTGGAAAGATAATGAGGATGTTTGGCTTAAGATCCTTCCAGAGTTGGAGAAAAAGCTCCAGAGTGCTCTTGCTTTTAAGAATGAAGGTGTCTAAATAATCAATATGACAACGTTATTTGAACTTTTGAGTGGTAAGGAAGAAGAACTTTTATCTTTTTTTAAGGAAAAGTATAATTTGGTTGAGAATGAAGCAAAAGAAGTTGAGCAAGCAATAGAAACTTCCGTAGCTACGCCCCCTTCGATTCCTGAACCTGCTCCGCAGCCAGCACCTGTTGCATTTGATCGGACACAAGATCCACATAATATACCAAATGCTTTTACAAAAAGACCCTCAACCGAAACTAATAAAGTTACTAAGGGCATTGGAAATCTTTTTGGTGGTACTATTTGGGGAAATAAGTAATTTATGGGTTGCTTTTATATAAGAAGCAACCTATAATGGTTTGATGTCAGATAAATCAATCCCTTTAGATCTTGATGAATATGAAAAGATCGTTATGTATAACTCGATCTTTGATGAGTCATATCTTGAGACTATAATTGAGCATGTAAAACCTGCTTACTTTAAAGATAAGGATATTAAAACTATCTTTAATACTGTAAATTCTTATTATCAAGAGTTTCAAAAGATTCCAAATGTAACAGAAATTAAAGCACATTTACCATCTGAAGATGATAAACAGGCTCTTAAGAGAGTTATACTTTCTTTCAACAATCTTGATAAGCAATATGATAAAGAAGTTTTGCTTAAAAATACCGAAAGATGGTTAAAGCAAAAAGCTATATTAAACACTTATTTTAATACGTCCGTAGACGTTCAGAGTGGTGAGATTGATAGTTCAATTCTGCTTAAAAAATTTGAAGAAGCGTGTAATCTTTCCTTGGTTGATAATCTTGGATTAGATTATTTGGAAAGTATTGATGAACATGCTGATGAACTTTTAAAAACCGAAGAGAAAATTTCTACGGGTTGGAAGTGGCTTGATAAAAACCTTGGTGGTGGCTTTCTCAAAGATGGTAGAGCATTATATGTATTCTACGGATCAACAAACGTGGGTAAATCTATATTTTTGGGTAATATGGCAACCAATATTCTTAATCAGAATAAAACAGTTGTTTTGATTTCTTTGGAAATGCCTGAACACGTTTACGCAAAAAGAATTAGTGCATGTCTATCTAAGATTCCATCTAATGATCTTAAATTGCAAATTGATCCTCTTAAGTCAAAACTTCATCAATATAAGGTTAAAAACAGCGAAAGTAAACTTATCATTAAAGAATTCCCAACAAAGGGTGTTACTGTTCTTGGTATTAAGACTTATATTGAAAAACTTATCAGAAAAGGTGTTAAACCTGACGTAATCATTTTGGATTATTTGAATCTTATTGCTCCGCCCCATGCTAATAAAAATTCATACGAATCAATCAAGGAAATTACAGAATACGTTAGAGCTTTGACGTATAAATTTGAATGCCCAATCATAACAGCAACTCAAACCAATCGTTCTGGGTATAAAAATGAAATGCCAGACCTAGAAACAACTAGTGAATCTATGGGTCTTGCTCATACCGCCGATGCACAGTTTCCAATTTGGGTTGATGAACAGGATTTTGAACTTGGTATTATTCATTTGGGTATTGCTAAAAATCGTTTTGGTAGCAGAGGAATCCATACCCAGCTAAAAATTGATTATCCAACGCTATCAATTTCTGAGCTTGATGATGTTGTATTTAATTATACGCTTAAAGGATCTGCTCCGAAGAATTTATCTAATGATTCTAACCCAAGTATAACTGATATTTTAAATAGTGCAGAAAATTACTCAGATGATAGTGACAATTAAAGGTTTACATGTAAGTAAACTTAATGATTATAACATCATCACAACAATTTGATAATTTAAGCAATCCATACGATGCATTAAACGTTGAAGAATTTGAAGATATCACTTTAAAATTTGGTTCTTTTGTTTGTATTGCCAAAGGTAAAAAAATGAACTATCTCAATTTTTTAAAATTTTTGGTGGACGATAAGAAAACACAAAAAATTTATTTTGCATTACTCGGAGAATATTCTTTACAAAATATAATAAAGACGTATCTTGGATCTACACCCAATGTCTATAAAAAGATATTCAGATCCAAATTAAACCGTAAGAAAAATGCCTAATTTATCAGATAAAGAAAAATCCATATACAATTGTTATTTAAAAAATTCTAGGAAAGGACAACCCTATACACCTAGAAAAGATTTTTCTGATTTAGATGAAAACACTATCGTTTCCATCAAAAAGATTTTTATTTTCCTCTCTCGTTATCCCCATATAAAAATGGAAGATTATTTTAAGGCTCCTAATGAGATGCATCCCGAAGAAAAATATCCATCTCTTTCTTTTTTTACAACTCTTGCTGCTACTAAAAATTATACGCTTTTTAAAAAGAAACAAGAAGAAGAAAATCCAGAAAAGCAATTCGATCACATTAAAGAAAGTTTTAGGTTTATTGGAATGTTTTGTCTTGAAAACAATATTCTATTGGAAAAATACTTAACGCATAAAACTGGATACATGCTTTCATGGTTAAACCATTATAGAGAGCATCGTATTAGTCCATATAGCTTGATGGAATTGGGCAACCTTCACGAATGTCTTTCAAATTTACCCAAGGACGAAGTAGAACTTTTTGCAAAAAATCTTAATGAGAATTTTGTAGCATATAAAAACAGATACAATTCTTCAAATGAAACGAAGACTCTTGTAAAGGAAGCGACAAACAAAATTAAGATTTTTATAAAAAACAACTTGCAATCCAGCAAAATCCTGTTAGTATAAAGAGAACATTATGACAACTAAATACAACTCAAACCTATTCGATTCACTCAAGGATGCCCTTTCCACGAAGGACACTGCATCAGAAAACAGCTTCAAGGATTTCTTGAAGATGGAGCCAGACAAGACTTATCTTGTTCGTCTCATCCCAAATCTTGAGAATACGAAGCTGACTCGTTTCCACTATTACCAGCACGTTTTTAAGTCAAACGTCAACGGCAAGTTCATTAGTGTTCTTTGCCCTCATACATATGGTGAGAAATGCCCAATTGATGAATATCGTAGCAAGGCTTATAACGCAAAGAATGAAGTTCTTATTGAACAGTCTCGCCCCCTCAAGAGAACCGAAAAGTGGCTCTATTGCGCCTACGTTATCAAAGATCCTACCAATCCTGATAATCAGGGGCAGGTTAAGATTATCAATGCAGGTACTCAACTGCACAAGATTATCCAGAATGCAATTGATGGTGATGATGCAGAGGAGTTTGGTGCTCACAAGATCTTTAATCTTTCTCCTTCTGGTTGCAATCTAAGGATTAAGGTTGAGAAGAATGATGGTGGCTATCCAACCTATGTTGCTTCTAAGTTTGTTTCTCCTAGCGAGATTGAAGGTCTTGATGATCTCGATGAAGTTTATGGTAAGTTCAAGGCTCTTGATACAATCTTCCAAGCCAAGTCATATGATGATATTAAGAAACTTCTTGATGTTCATTTCTTTGGTAAGGATGAATCAGCAACAACTGTCGATGATATCGATGATGACGACAATTCAGACGAGGTTGTAACTCCTGTTAAGTCGGTTGAACCGTCCACCTTGTCCGATCACGACAAGAAGATGCAAGATATTCTCAAGGATCTCTAAAATAGATGAATCGCCAGCAACAGGAAGAAGCATTAGAAGCT